AACGAATCATGAGATAGTTGGAAAACTTCTTGCGTTCCTCGTCTGTGAGTTCGCTGTAAAAGTTTCTATTCTTGCGATCCAGTTGTCGCATCTCATTGGCAATGTTTAGTTTATCGCTCATTTGTCTATCTTGATCAACTTGTATATCATTATAGCACGTTCTAGGGCATCTTGTAAAGCAGGCGTGGTCCGGGCCAGGCGATGTATGTCTGCCCACATCTTGTTTTCCATCAAATGATCATTTAGTGGTCTGCCATCTGATGTTCTACTGTCGTGATCGATATGGTGTCCGTTTACTGGATCATATGAATGGCCTATTAACCGTCGGGTGCTGGGATCAGCAGCTGATTCACGAGCATACACTTCATTGCCCACACGTTCGTAGATGTATGTAGCACCAGGTTTAAGGGTTCCCATACTTGTAACCATATTGTGCATGTGCCCAGCGTAGGAATCGCTCTAGCCCTTCCTGATCTTCTGGATAACTTTCCAAGTAAATCTTCACCAAGCGATTGATCATTTCAAATATTTCGGGTTCAGTGTAGGACATGTGTCACCATGATTTATTGTAGTCTACTATTTCACAGTTGCGACTGATGTCTTTCACAAAGTACACACAGTCAGGATCAGGATCATTGTTCAAGGGCACAGCCAACAACTGGCCGTTCTTTAGTTTGGGTGCATACCATGACACTTCGTGATACACATCTAGTATTTCAATGTCCGGAAATGATGGACGGAAACTGGTTAGTGGGTTGAACTGAAATACTTTGAATCCACGATCGTTGATTGATGTAAGGGGCAGTACTTCCAGGTCACCTACTTCAGGTTCGCCTATGAGTATCTGCCAGTCCATGGGCATCTTTATAGTATTCTCACCAATGCGTAGCACCAGGGCAGGCGCATTGAAACTTTCCAAAAAAATTAGCGGAATAAAATGATAGTCTGGCTCTTGTGGGTTGCTGTTGTCCAATATAGCAAACCTCATGTCATCTACTTCTTCGGGCAAATGATCTAGGTCGTAATGAATGTTGTCTAAGGTTAAAATTCGCATGTGTTAAGTTTACAGGGTTTGTGTCAATAAGTCAACCGCCAGTTGCGTATCTGCGGATCATAACGAAATACAATGTCCGTGGTAGCATGCATGACATGTTTGCTAATATTACCAAACCAAACATCTCTGCAATTCATTGTCACAGGACCGTATTCAGCTTGCCAAAATAGTACCACATACATGCCAATTTTATGTGTTTCGACGTCTCTGAGGGGAATAGTCACTGTGAGATCTGACTCATTGTTTAACTTATTCAAGTCAACAGTGATGGGTTGAGTTTGATGCCATTTTGTTAATTTTAGATCAGTAAAATTTGGCAACATTTTAAATAGTCTATTGAGTTGGTTTGCTCGATACCGAGTATCATTCAATCCATATTGTTGCTGAAAATCTTGGTTAATGCTACTGGCAAAAGCAGGGTCAACATCAATTTCAGGATTATACTCAAAGGCTTCTGAGCCTGACTGATCAACCACAAATATTGGATGCATTTCATACACTTCTGCATGAATTTTAAACTGGCCAGGTACAAATTCTCCGCCGTGCTTCTGTGCATGGTTGGATAATTTTATTATGTCTTCACCGAATATTTGTGTGTTGATAGTTTCTGACACGTACACATCTGCTGGGATATCAAGATCAAGAAAATCCCCATGCACTAACTCAATGCGATCAGTTAGCTGTAGTTTTTCAATGATTGATTTGGCATACTGATACCGTTGAACGTCTCTTTCAACTGCGATCACATGTTTGGCGCCTGCGTGAGCTGCTAGTATACTAAGAAACCCTGTGCCTGTGCCAATGTCACAAACAACTTTTCCAGGTGCGGCCAATTCTATTGCAGTTTTGTAAAAAACATTGCGTCCAACATCATTGAGCATGGGCAGGAACACACCGTCGTCTTTCATAAAATCTAAGCTCATGATAATTTCATCCAGTCCAACTTCTCTTGTGTGAAGGGGTAGTTGGCTTCCTTGTAAAACTGTTTGCGCTTGGTCAAATGACGTTTGGCAAATTTACAAGTGCTGGTTAGGTCCCAGATTTGAACATGATCTTTGTCTTCTGCTTTGCGTATGCCACGACCGATTGACTGAATAACACGCACAAAACTCTTGCCAGGTTCAACAAGCACAAGATTAAAAATCCTAGGAATATTGATGCCCACAGCAGCAACACCATAAGTTGCCACAATGATTTTGTCTGTTGCATCTGCAACCTCATCATATTCTGCTTGCCTGTTTTTTGTTTTGGTTGCCCCAGACACAAACACTGCCCGGTCACCCAGGCGTTCCACCAGTTGTCTACCACATTCAGTACGGTCTACCAGTACCAAGGTGTTGCCAGTTTCGTTTACTCGGTTTATCAAGTCAGCTATGGTGTCCAAGCGTCCAGACTCTTCCAGCAAGTATTTGAGTTCACTGTGATAGTCTTTATACTCCACATGATCAATCAACTGCACAATGTTCACATGACAGTTGGCCAGCACACCTTGTTGTTGCAGTTCGTTGGCACTGAGTCGGCCAATTACAGGACCCAGGCTCACTAGCAGTGCTTGACTCTCAAACTTTTCTTTTGGCACAGTTCCAGTCAATCCCCAGCGAATTGGCACTCGAGCCATCACACCTGTCAGCAAGGTTTTGAGTGCGTCTGCTTTGGCCATGTGTACTTCGTCTACAATAACACACACCACATCTTCCAGGAACTCACCTATGGTGCAGTCGCCTACACCGGCTTTGGTGTTCTTCAACAAGTTGTTCAGGCTCTGCCATGTGCATATGGTGTGTTGACGTCCGTATTCTTTACGGTCGCCAAAGTACACACCAACATCTTGCTCCATGTTCTTGTAGTCTGCTTCGGTCTGTGTCACAAGACTCTTGTTAGGCACAATAACGATACTGCGTCCATAAGGTGTGACAGCATTGCTCAAGGCCGCAGTCATAATGGTTTTGCCTGCTCCTGTGGCCACTTCCTGTATGCACTGTGGGTTGGCCAGGAAGTTGTTGATGATCTCTACCTGGTAGTCACGCAACATGATGGGTTCACCTGCAGCCGGATGACCCTTGGGCCATGCAACATGTTCAAAGGAAGTTTCAGTCACCTGCTCAAAGTTGAATGTATTTGAGTAGTCACGCTGATCATCCAGTTCAATATCATAATCAAATCGTTCTAATATGGGCATGATCTCAGGCAACAGATTCACATAGGTGCTGCCGCCTAACTGGAAGTATGCTACCTTGCCATCCCAGCGTCCTAAACGCACCGCCGGCAAATAACGTGCGGCAGGGTTTTCGTATTTGAACGCATTGACTAGAGCTTTGCGAGCATCCAAGTCCAGACCTTCAATTTTAATGTTTACTTCATCACGTATTTGTATAGTGCATTGTTTCATTGTGTTTTCATGGCTGTAATTATTTCATTGGCTAAATTTGTGAGTGTAGCAAATTGTTTTAAAATTACATCTGCAGAAATTTTTCTGTGCAAAAATAATTTACTTAGATATTCAACTCCTTGCATTCGTAGCTGTGCATCAAAACTGTCTTGTGGTATTCCACTAATAAAATCATCAATGGTATTCTTCTGCTGTATTGTCATTTTATATTTTGACTGTTTTGTTTTCAACAAATTTACCAACACAGTTTTTTCTTTTACTGTTAAGATTTTCCATGTGAGATATTCAGGGCTTACTAATACTTGATATTGTGTTGGTATTCTTTTTTTATTTGCCCATTCAAACAGTTCATGAAAGTTTTGAATGTTCAACGGCTGTGCCACTGCACGAATACAATAGTCGGCCCAGGGAATACGCTGTTTCAATGTATCAATGTTGCGATTGAGTGTGCTCCAATCAGCAGGATATCGCATAAAGTTATAGACATCTTCAGTTCCATCAACACTGATTCCTATTTGTAAGTTTTGAATTTGTTGTAGCTTCTGCAACAATGGTTCAGTGATCACTGTGGCATTGGTAGTTACACTGCATTGTATATTTTTTTCAATGATCTTGTCAAGAATTTCACTGTTGCGTTTCATTAAAAAGAATTCACCACCAATCAAAGTTATGCTTTTTAAATTAGGTAATTTTTCTATGGTATCCAATGCCAACTGTGTGTTGTCTATAGATGGCAGTCTAATAGGCAAGATACCACTTTGATATCTTTCTTCAGAAGCGTAACTACTGTAATTTGACGAGCACATCATGCACCCAAGATTACATGTATTTCCAAAAAATATTTCCAGCGAATTAATTTCGGTAGTATCTTTGTACCAAGGTCGTTTTAAAAATGAATGCCTAATACTGCCTAGGCCCATGTTTTCTGGCACTGTGCATTTGAAACAATTACGACTTGGCACATCAGTTGTGATCATATTATTCCGTAATGTTTGTATTTCTGCACCATTTAAATATTGATCTAAGGTGGTTGTTTGTTCGCTTGGTTCATAAAGACAACATGGTTTAAAACTTGGATTGCCGCCGGCAAAATTTTCAATTCTTAAATTGATGAATGGTGCTGTACAAAAAAATTTCTTATCTAAAGACATTTGACATTTCAAATAATTGCAACATTGCTGACAGATTGTCGTGATCGAATTTGTGACAGTATTGTATCTGAATCTGTCTTGAATAACAAATCAGCCACAGGGAATCGCAGTGGTAGTGCTTGTACATTATACACATTTTCAATGCCGCGAGCAAGGAAAAAATCCCGGTGTTGATCCACATACTGTTGCATGCGTGGTATTTTTGTTTCTAAATTTTTGGCAAAAAATGCCACATTAAAATCAGCACTGTAGTGGCCAAAAGGTTTGAACGCATCATTGCCTATGTATATATCATTATCTTGAACAAGATCCTCTACTGTTTTACCTATTTCACAATAGTTCATGTACACGGTGCCAAATTTGACCTCAAGTTCGCCCCATCTCATCATGGTATCAACGTCTAACTGATGAGTTTTTGGCATGCCAAACCAAGTACACACCAATCTTGGTGCTGATGCTCCCACAGCAGTTTCGCATCTATGCACTGCTAGGTTGAGATTGACCAAGGCTTGTCTTGCTGACTCAGGGGCTGACTGCCAATACTGTGACGTCTGTTGATCAAGCAAACCATGATAGCGTTCAAATATGTTGTGCAAATAATTGAGACAATCCTGAGTGTATTCAAACTCACGATCAATGATGCGTTGATGGTCGTTAATCATAACAATACATTGTTGTATCATGTTGATTGCGCGATCTTGCTCTTGTTGGACAGTGCCAAACCCGTAAAATCTATCTGGATTGTCCATGGGCCACACATGTCGATTGTGCATGCGTTCTAACCACAGTTCGGCCAAGGGAGTTTGTCTTATGTTAAAACACAATTCAAAATTGTCGGCTAATGTAATTACAAGACGCTGAGACATATCACAGTATATACTCTTGCAAAACAAAAGTCAAAAAAACAGGCTCCGAAGAGCCTGTTGTAAAAACCCAGGGCGGAGCCAACCAATCCCCGGGGTAAAACTCAATCAAGTAACAAA